CCCATCAAACTCACCCATTTAGAACGGCTGGGCGGATGCCGTTGATTACATTCTGAACTATTTTAGAGCATCTGACAATAGATCACGCGCCCTGGCCCTGGATCATCCTTTGGATGGCCTCGGCGTTAGTGATCGCCATGTTTTGCGCGGACTCGTCCACTTTGCCGAGCGTCTCCAGGGTCTGAGCCCTCCGAAGCTCCGAGTTGGCGATTGTCTCGACCGTATCGGCCCGTGCCTTGGCGGCCTTGGCCTCTTCGTTGGCGGCTGCTGCCTGCAGGTACATGGTGTTCGGGTCTTGAGGCGTGTTCTGCATTTCCGCCATGAGCTCTTCCTTCTCCTTGTCCGTTGGCTGGACAACGCCCATGCGCAGGAGCTTCTTGCGAAAGTAGGAATTCGCATCCTCGATGCCCTCGCCTTCCATGTTCATCATCGCCATGGCCCCCAGAACCTGGGCGGTCTCGGGGTCTTGGGTGATCTGGAGCATACCGGTGAGAGCACGGACCGTGGCGGCCTTCTTGCTGCTGCTCGATGGGCCAACGTCAACGTTGACGTCAAACGCTGCGGCGCCGAGGTCGTTGGCCATGACAATCTCGCCAGTTTCCTGATCGATTGTCGGCTGCATCAACTCCACGACGTCGGTCTCGCCGGTCTGGGTGAGCGTTTTCATCCGCCGCTTGCTCTCGGTGTAGACGTCCTTGGCCATGGATAGCCAAATCTCGCCGCAGCGCTTCATGCCCTTGGCGAAGTTGCTCATGTAGATGAATGTCTGCATGTCAACGCGGGCCTGGATCATCTCGACGGCTTTGCCGGAGACGTTGCTCACCATCTTGTCCGCTCCCTGAGCGTTGCCAAGTATATCTTGCATGTCCTGCTCGGTGATCTGGAGCAGCGCCGCCATTGCGGGCGGGATGTTGGGTGACTTCGTGTAGGCGACTGGGCCGCTGATGGCCTGGTTGCCGTTCTGATCGGTCACTGGGTTGATGAGCAGGTACGGATAGTCCTTGAGGTTGTCCTCGGCCCACATCATCTGATGGCCGGCGACCTGCTCTGGCACCAGTATCGGCTTCTCAACGCTGGACAGAGCGCTGATCTCGCCGAGCTTGGAGAGTTGCATGTTCTTCAGGCGCTGCGCATCCTTGGCCAGGCGCACGTGACCCATGCAGCGCTCAATGTTGTCCACGAACCAGCGCTTCCCGAAAACCGGAACAACCGGGATGCATTTGCCGGCGATGTACCCAGCATCCTCAAGCACCTTGCCGCCGGACATGACGTACTTGCGGACCTTCTTGCGCTTGACTCGCTTCTGCCGCACCTCCAGGCTACCGACCGCCAACAGGGTTTCCTCAAGCGTTTCATCGTTGGCAAAGTCGGCCGGGCTATAGCGCTCTTCCTCGCCGCTGATGTTCTGGAAAATGCGGATGGTCTCGCTCTTTTCCTCGACCTTGTAGTACTCGGCGACGTAGACCACGTCAGGCGTACACCAGTCAAATTCGTACTGGTGGATGATCTTGGGCCAGTCTGTAGGATCGTCGCCCCAGGTGTCCTTGTACGCCTGGCGGGTCATGCTGGTGACGACGAAACAGTACTTGGCGTCCGACTTGTCCTGGCGCTTGGCGCCGAGGTCGAAGAACACCGAACTATCGGCGTCAAATATCGGCTCGATCTTGATGCGCTGCCGATCGTCCTCCGGGTCTTCCTCGTCCTCGTAGGCGGTGCGCAGGCGCCAGGCTCCGAACCCGCCGCCGACTGCCTCTTCAAATGCGTTGTCGTAGGCCTCGTTGGCCACCGAATCGTTCTCGTCGGCCCGGTACAGGCCATCGCAAACGTCGGCCAGCTTGTCGTTCTCTTCGCCATCCTTTGAGACAAAATCCACCGTAATGCGGTTGTTCCGGTACTCGTTGATGATGCGAATGACAGCGAGGTGGATCTTGTTGACCTCGAACTTTGGCTTGTTCTCGAACTGGTCCCAGAGCGGACCCTCCCACTGGCTGCCGGAGAGCGAGTAGAAGCGCCGATCTTGCAGGCACTGCAGGCGCTCGTCGCGCATGGCACTCTGAATGTCGCCGAACTGCGCCAGCGCCTCGGTGTGCAGGTTGGCGATGCGTTGATCGTTGGACATTCTGGCCATGTTGTTCAGTTCCTTACCATTTGCTGACGGTCGCCATCGGGATGACGGTCTGCGGTTTTACTGTATTTGCACGCCGCACCGCCTCGCAAGCATACCTGAGCGCATCTATGACATGGTTCTTCTTGTCCTCCAGCACAGGAAGAATCTTGCCGGTCAATGGGTCAGTCTTATAGCTGTAAAGTGTCAACTCGTCAATCGTGTGCGTACAGCGAGGATGCACGACGATGGTGTAGTTCTTCAAAAACTCGATGCCTTCCTCTACCGACTTCGGACCTTTGACCGCCGTCATGATTTTGGGGAAGCCGTTCCGCCGCATGTGGCTGATGGTCTCCGGCCTGGCGGAGTCGGCCACGATGGGCCATTTCTCGGCCTCTGGAACCTGCATGAACAGCTCTGGCGTGTTCACGATCTCGCAGCCCACCATGTAGGCTTCAAAGTCGATGTAGAGCGTACGCCCAATTATATGGCAGCGCACCAGTGTGGTCGGGTCAACGGAAAACCCCCAGTCGGCGCCGAGCCGGTGAATAGCGTCAGCCGGCGCGTCAAAATCCTCGATCCGCCAGTTCCTGAACACCCTCGACTCGCTGTTCTGTAAGTACTCGCCGCGCCATACATGCCGATATTTGTCCGGGTCTCGCCGTTTGTCGTACTCCATTTCGTCCTTGAGCACGGACGGGAACCACGGGTTGTCGGCGTAGTTCACCTTGATGACGTTTGCATCCTTGGGCGGCGTCGGTCCGCGCAGGAGCAGGTCCACCGGATCGCTGGCCTGGCGAGGGTTCCACGTGAACCACAACTCGCTGCCAGGCTTGCGGATCGTTGGCCGGAGCAGGTCCAGGCTTGTCTGGCTCAGGCTTTGCGCCTCCTCGACCCAGGCGCGGTCGTAGCCTTCCAGAGACTTGATGCTGTCCGCCGTGTGGTTCTGCATACCCTGGAAGATGATTCTGCCGTCGGCCTTCTTGGACTTGATGACCGCATCCTGAACCTCAAAGTATGCGCCAGCATTCATCTCCTGAATCTTCATCTCCAGCAGGCGCTTAACCGATTGATTCAAAGATTTCTGAATCTCGCGCACGCAAACGCTGGACTGCGATTGGTTCATGATATGTTCTTCAAGCATCATCTCGGCGAACATATGGGATTTGCCAGAACCTCGGCCGCCCCAGGCACCTTTGTAGCGGCTGGCCTCAAGCAGCGGGAGTGCCCATTCTGGGGTTTTGAGTTGAAGGGTTTTACCCATTCTTGATTACTACGCGCTCAATTCTCGAAAACAATAATGGGTTTTCAGAATCTCCAGATAACTCTAATTTATCTCCATATTTCTTTGGCGCCAATTTAGATAGTAGCCATTTTCTACTCTCTATTTGCAGCCTTTGCTTGTTGACTGCTCCAGAGTCTGTGGCTCCAGAGTCTGTGCTATTTACCGGCTCGTCGGCGATCAACAGAATCTCGTCGGCAATGCCGTCTATGAGTTCGTCTCGCGCACGCGTGTAGCGGTCAGCGAGCACAGCATCCCCATCGCACCACAACAAAAACGTCGGCCTGGCCACGCCAGCCTTCAGGCACGCCTTGCGCAGACTCAAGCCCTCCAGCGCCATGCCGGATAGCACTGTCTCGATTTGCTTGGCCTTGTCGGCCACTGTTGTTATTTTCGCCATGTCTGACTAGCCCCCATCCCAAATTTTGCACAACTGCCTAAAAATTAAGCAGAACACCCAATCTAAGGGTTTTCCCTAACGGATACGCTTTTTTCGCACGATGTTCGGGTACAGCGGGTACACCCCTTAGGGGTGTGTACCCGGTTGTACCCCAAACACGTCTTTCGCCCGGGTACAACTGTACCCGCTTGTACCCGCTTGTACCCTGTACCCGGTCAAAATCCGATCCCCAGCTCATAAATTCCGGGCTCCTCCTCGACCATCTCGCCGCGCTCCAGGAGCTCCACAACGGCCCTGGAGAACGCCTGCTTCTTGCTGTTGGCGGACTCCAGCTCGGACAGTTCATCAAACGCCTGCCGCCATTCCGACCTGGCGACCAGCCTGGCATTGAGCGCCTTGAACGCCTCCCAAGCCACGTTGGCATTGGTGCTACGTAGCTTGCGCTTGGCGCTCTTCTCTGGCGCCCCGGCCTGCACCAGCACCGCGCTCGTCACCGGTTCTCCATCCTCATCAAACCACCCAGGAATAATTACTTTCTCAAGCGTAGCATATAAGGTCGGCGCTAACTCGGCGTCCTTGCTCTTGCGCTGGATAATCTCCATCGGCGCCTCGCCCTTGGCCGGGACGATGCTGATCTCAATGTCCAGCGCACCGCGCCAAGCGCTCGATCCTCTGGCTCGATGCTGGGTCTCTTCAGAAACCCCAGTATGGTGGACTAATATGATGGTGCAATTGAATTCCGCCATTAGCATGGCGCAGGCATCAAGCATGGCCTTGGCGTCTTGGGATGAATTCTCGTCACCGGAGTTGAAGCGGTGCAGAGTATCTATCACGATTGCGGCGGGCTTGATCGGCAACGCCCTGATGTGCTCGGAGACCTTGCGGTAGCCCTCGGGGGTGTCTAGGTCGCAGCCGCTCTTGCTGAGATACATATTAAGCGCATGACCATTACCATGGCGCTCTTTCCACGCCGCGATCCGGCTGCGCAGACCGTGGTGGCCCTCGCCCGCCAGATAGACAATCGCACCTGGCGTGACCCGGCTGCCGAACCAATCCTGTTGGCCCTGGGCCATTCGCAGGCACCAGTCCAGAACGGTGAACGTCTTCCCGCCGCCGCTCGGGCCGTGGACCATGATGAGCGCGGCCTGCTGGATCCACCCTTTGACCATCCACTTGATTGGCGCAGGCTGGCGGCAGAACTCGTCCGCCGGCATCAGCCAATCACTTACCGCTGGCTCAAGCAGCGCCGCCAGATCGTTGCCGGCCTGAACGTAATCATTGGCGTCCCCGGCCGCTGGCGGCATCACCGATCTGGCACCGTACTTGGCGCTCGCCTGCTCGGCATACCTTTGACCGACTCCAGACGCATCGTTGTCAGCCACGATCACCAAATCCTGCTGTGCGCCGAACCTCTCCCGAAGTGCGCCGGTGACTGGAACTAGATTACTGGCGCTGTACGCCACTGCGCAGGCTTTGCCGGTGGCTTGATGAATGGTAGCGGCAGTGGCAAAGCCCTCGGCGATGTAGATGGTTGATCCCGGCTCGCCGAGCATCCAGAACTTGCCGCCAGTTGCGCCGCCGGGGTGATACCGTTTCTCGCCATCGGCTGCAATGTACTGGACCGAGGCCAGATCACCTTCGGCACCGTACAACGGAACCATCAGCCGCCCATCGCCGGTGACCCTAGCGCCATTGGCTGCGATTCCCTTTCGCGCCAGATACGGATGATCGGCGCTCGCCGCACCGCCTGCTGTCCAGATGGCATCCACCGTGGTGGCAGCAACGGCCTGGCTGCGCTCCTGCTCTGCCTCCCTTGCCGCCTTGGCCTCGGCCATTCGCCGGGTGTGCGCCATCTCCTCGGCGATGGTGAGCTTCCTTCCCATCTCCGCCTGCCAAGCCTGCTCAATCCCTGCCCGCCAGCAGCCAAAGCGACCTGCCGGGACACCATCACCAAATGCCACGTACCAGCCCGGCTTGCTGTGGCCCGGTGAGCCCTTGGTCCCGGAGTTGAACCTGTGCAGCTTGCCGTCTAGATAGATCGCCTCTGGCGGCTCCAGACCCGCCTCAATCATTGCTTCCCGCAGCTGCTCGTCTGGCGGGTCTACCCTCTTGGGCTCGGGAAGCGCGTAGACGCCGCCAAAGATGCTAGTCAGGTCTGCCATAAATTCTCAATCTCCGCAGAAGCAGGCGATGGCTTCTTCATCGGTCACAAAATCAATCTGTGCGCCGTCGTTGTGCAGCATGGCTGCATAGCTTGCTCGATCTGAGCGGAAGACTGCGCCGCTTGGCTTGGACGCCAACGACAACGCCTCCATCTTGGCCCACCATACCGCACGGCTCGGCTTCTCGTGAATCAGGCTGGCCACCTGAGATGCAGGCTTCAAAAAGCACAAGTCGCAATTGCCCGCAAGCGTCCGACCGTTGTACGTTGGCAAGCCGAGATTGAAGGGTTGCGCCTCCCAAAATGCTCCAACATCTTGCACCGTTACGCCGGCATCGGCAAGTGGCAAGCACATGATTTCGTTCTTGCTTTCCGCGCTATGCCCGCGAGCTCGAATCTTTGAGACTCGGCGCTGCTCATCGGCCCGGATGCCTATGAACTGATCACACTCCATGTCTTTTTGTGCCATGCCCTTTTGCTCCCAATGCACTCGCTGGAACTTGTGCATCGTTCTGATCTTGAGCTCTGATGTGCAAAACCGCGTCACGGGATTTGGCAAGTAGTTGCGCTTGCGAATGATGGCCTCAAACGGTTCGCCGTCCCGACTGGCTGTAGCAAAGTCCACCAGCGCATACCCCTGGGCGTCGCTTCTGTACTCCACCCAAGAAATGTGAACGCCCCAGTGCTCAGCGCAGTCCTGCACAAAGCGCAACGTCGCCTCTTCTTCTTTGCCGGTGTTGGCAAAACACACCAGCGCCTCATCTGGTAGCCCCCCCCCATTGCTCTGCAACACCCGCCAAAGCATGTAGGCGCTTGTGCGCCCGCCGCTAAAGCTAATGCAAGTCGGCCCATCAATCTTGAATGGATCACGCATGGGGCGGAGCCTTGGAAAGATAGGTCGACAACCGCTGAATCGCGGTGATGCGGGGTCGCTTGCTGCGACCACGCTGGAGAGCGAGCACAGTACTGTAATGCAGCCCTGTCGCTGCCGCAACGACCCGAACCTTGCGGTCCTGCAGCCCAGCGATGATCTGCTCAATCGTCATCATAAAGCGTACTCCTAAAAAAAAGTTGGTGAAGATCGAAAAAAAGTGTACCACAACTTGAAAAGATGGTGTAGGATGCTATTCATGCACTGAACGGATTTCCCGACGAGTGCTGACACAGAAGGAAACGAAATGACCAAGACCCTGACCTGGAACACCATCCGCGCAATCGGCAAACAAGACAGCGCAGGACGCTGGACCCCGAGCGCCGAAGTAGCCGAGTATTTCAGCAACATCCGCACCCCCAGCCGCGCCTGGCCGAACAGCATGGCCAAGGCCGCGCAGACCGCCAAGTTTGCGAGCTGGCTGACCGCCAACCGTCCCGAGATTGCCGCTAAGTTGCTGGCGAACTGAAAGCTACCAACATGGCCATCAACTTAAAAACCACCTCCAGCCTAGCAAGCAACGGCGCCAAGCTGCTTGTCTACGGCCAAGCCGGCGCAGGCAAGACCACCCTGGCGGCAACCCTGCCAAACCCAATCATCCTGAGCGCCGAGGGCGGCCTGCTCTCAATCCAAGACGCAAACCTGCCCTACATCGAGGTCACTTCCATGGCCACCCTGATGGAAGCCTACTCTTGGCTGCGCGACAGCCACGAGGCCAAAGACTATCAATCGGTGGCGCTGGACTCAATCAGCGAGATTGCCGAGGTTGTCCTAAACGCCGAAAAGAAGAGCAACAAGGACCCGCGAGCAGCCTACGGCGCCATGCAAGAGCAGATGGCGGACATTATTCGCGCCTTCCGCGACCTGACTGGCCGCCACGTCTACATGAGCGCTAAGCTAGAAAAGACGCAGGACGAGATGGGCCGGGTTCTCTATTCGCCATCGATGCCGGGTAACAAAACCGGCCAGGCTTTGCCCTACTTCTTCGACGAGGTTCTGGCCCTGCGAGTCGAAAAAGACGCCGAGGGGATCAGCCAGCGGGCACTCATGTGCGACTCGGACGGCCTCTGGCTGGCGAAGGATCGCAGCGGCAAGCTCGGAGCCTGGGAGCCGGCCGACCTCGGCCAGATCATTGCAAAGATTGGCGGTGCCAAATGATCGCCGTCTGGTTGGCCTGCAAAGAAGCCGAGCGCCTGGCAACCGAGGCTCGCCGGGTTGTTGAGGACGCCATGATCGAGCAGTTCAAGGTGGCCAAGGACATGGAGGGCACGAAGACCTTCATGAACGCAGGCTACACGGTCAAGATCGCTGGCCGCCTGAACCACAAGATCGACAGCGACAAGCTCCAAGCGATCGCTGCCGAGGCCGGCCTGGCCGAGCACCTCGGCTCACTATTTCGGTGGAAACCGGAAATCAATTCGTCGGCCTGGAAATCAGCCGATGAATCCATCACGCGCCCGCTCTTGGGTGCGATCACCACCACGGCGGGCCGCCCGTCTTTTTCAATCACCAAGGAATAAATCATGGCTACTCTCGGACAAGACTACGTTGCAGCAGACCTCCCCATGGGCAAGTCTTTCGAGCCCCTGCCTGCAGGCTGGTACACGGCAGCCATAACGCAGGCAACCGTCAAAGACACCAAGGCGGGCACTGGCCGCTACATCTCGCTGAAGTACGACATTACCGGCCCCAGCCACCAGGGTCGCACCATCTTTGGCAACCTGAACATTTCCAACCCGAACCCGAAAGCCGAGGAGATCGGACGCCAGCAACTGAATAGCCTGATGCGAGCGATCGGCCTGGCGAAGGTGAACGACACGGACCAACTCATCGGCGGGCAACTGAAGATCAAGCTGGCGATCACCACGAGCGACCAATACGGCGAGGGCAACGACGTCAAAGACTTCGCCACCATTGCCGGCGGGGCAATGCCCGCGGCAAGCAAGCCGGCGGCACCTGCTGCTGGCGCTAAGGCTGCGCCGCCCTGGGCCAAGTGAGATAGCGTGACGGGGCGTGACAGATAAATCTAGGAACCTGTCACGCTTTTACCTTACAAAACAAGGAGTTAGACCATGATTATCAAGTTGACCAAAGAAGAGATTACAGAAGCCATCCTTGAGTGGACGAACAACCGGATGGACTTTGACTTCCAAGAGCACGGGTTCAACACGGTGGAATTACTCTACTCCAATGGCTGCGAAGTCTCCTGGGTTGAGCCCGCCAAGGCCGAGGCTACCTAATGTCAGCAATCCCAATCCCCGACGAGGTGGCGCAAGCCATCGACGCCGCTCACGAACGCCAGGTCGAGCTACCCAGGTCGCACCTCGGCGCCAGCCAGCTTGGTCACGCTTGCGACAGGTGGCTGTGGCTGTCGTTTCGCTGGGCGGTGCGCGAGCCTTTCCCTGGTCGCATCCTGCGCTTGTTTCGGCGGGGCCGGATGGAGGAGGCAACAATAGCGGCGGACCTCAAGGCGATTGGGATTGACATTCACAGCACCGAGGGCGCCCAGGCCCGCGTTGATTTTGGCTCGCACGTCAGTGGCAGCCTGGACGGCATCATTGAATCTGGCGTCCCCGGTGCGCCGAAGGCTCGGCACATTTTCGAGGCCAAGACGCATTCCAAGAAATCCTTTGACGATCTGGTCAAGCACGGCGTGGAGAAATCCAAGCCGGTCCATAGCGCCCAGATGCAGGTCTACATGCACGGCACGAACATCGATCGCGCTTTGTACTTTGCAGTCTGCAAAGACGATGACCGCATCTACACCGAGCGTTTGCGGTACAGCCGCACCGAGGCCGAGCGCCTGATTGCTCGCGGCCACCGCATCGCCCTGGCGGACAGGATGCCTGAGCCGCTATCCAGTAACCCGGCATGGTACGAATGCAAGTTCTGCGCTGGGCATGACTTCTGCCACGGCAGCAAGAAAACCAAAGAGGTCAATTGCCGCACCTGCGCCCACAGCACCGCCGAGCCCTCAACGCCGGACAGCGATGCGCACTGGACATGCGCACGATTTGACCGCAGCGTTATCCCAATTGAAACCCAGTACACCGGCTGCGGGTCGCATGCTCTGCACCCCGACATGGTGCCCTGGCGACGCCTGGACGGGCCGGACGCTTGGACGGCGATCTATGTCATTGATGGGCGGGAGGTTGCCAACGGGGAGGGGGATGCAAATGTTTATGCTAGCCGGGAGTTGCTAAGTGCTCCGTGACTACCAACAGCGCACCATAGACCAGCTTTACGCCTGGTTCGACCGCAACAACACCGGCAACCCCTGCTTGGTGCTGCCCACCGGCTCGGGCAAGAGCCACATCATTGCAGCCCTGTGCAAGCGGGTATTGCAGGAGTGGCCGGACAGCCAGATTCTGATGCTGACCCATGTCAAGGAACTCATTGAGCAGAACGTGGAGAAGTTGCGCCAGCACTGGCCCGATGTGCCGGTTGGCATCTACAGCGCGAGCATCGGCAAGAAACAGTTGGGCGAGCCAATCACCTTTGCCGGCATCCAGTCGGTGCGCGAGAAGGCCGCGCTGCTCGGGCACGTTGATCTAGTGCTGGTGGACGAGTGCCACTTGATTGCGCACAAGGACCAAGGCGGCTACCGCAGCCTGCTGGCCGCACTGTTGGCGATCAACCCTCGCCTGCGGGTAGTGGGCCTGACCGCCACGCCTTACCGCCTCGGGCACGGCATGATTACCGACGAGCCCGCCATTTTCAAAGAGCTCATTGAGCCCACCAACATCCTCGAGCTCGTGCGCCTCGGCCACCTGGCGCCGCTACGCTCCAAGCACACCACGGCGCAGCTGGACACCAGCGAGGTTCACAAGCGCGGCGGGGAGTTTATCGAGGCCGAACTCCAGGCCGCAGTGGACACCGAAGACCAGAACAATTCCGTTGTGCGCGAGATCATCAAGCTCGCCGGGGATCGCAAAGCCTGGCTGGCCTTCTGCTCTGGCGTCCAGCATGCCTGGAACATATGTGACAAGTTGAACGAGCTCGGCATCATCGCGGACTGCATCACCGGCGGCACTTCCAAACGTGAACGCGAGCGCATCATCGGCGAATTCAAGGCGGGCCGTATCCGCTGCCTGACGAACGCCAATGTCCTGACCACCGGATTTGATTACCCGGACATTGACATGATCGCCATGTTGCGCCCCACGATGAGCCCAGGCCTCTACGTCCAGATGGCGGGCCGGGGTTTGCGGCCAAAGAGCCACGCCGATCACTGCCTGGTGCTCGATTTTGCCTCAGTGGTGGCCACCCACGGACCCATCACCCACGTCAGGCCGCCCAACAAAAAGGGCGAGAAGGAAGGCGCCGCGCCGGTGAAGGTATGCGACAACTGTCAAGAGTTATGCGCCCTGGCGGCCCGTGTATGCCCTGCCTGCGGGCATCCGTTCCCGGAGCCGGAGCCCAAGAAACTCAAACTGCAGAACGATGACATTATGGGCTTGGCTGGCAAGGAAATGTCGGTCACTGCCTGGCGCTGGCGCAAGCATGTCAGCCGCGCCAGCGGGCAAGAAATGCTGATGGTGACGTACTACGGTGCGCTCTCCGATGCGCCAGTGTCCGAATACATGCCGATCAACAATCCAGGCTACGCGGGCGAGAAGGCCCGCAGGACCGTGGCAACGATTGCCGTAGATGCCGATGTGCTTGTGTCAGACCTCTACAACCCGCTGGATGTGGTGGCCGATATTCTGTCCTGCGGCGAGCCGCCAGACATGATTGAGTTCAAGATGGACGGTAAATATCACCGTGTTATGCAACGAAAATGGAAACTAGATGCGCCACAAACAGCCTGAGATCGTGACGATCTACTACAACGCAATCAAGGCCGGCCCGCCGCGTTGCTGCCACAGCTGCGAGATGTACGGCACGGACGGCCTGTGCGTGGAGTTCTTCAAGGAGCCGCCGGAGGACTTCGCCGCCACGCCGGATGCCTGCGACAAGTGGACGATGGACGTGCCATTCTGATGAAAACAGAACACGAAGAACAACGCGAACTGGTGCAATGGATACGCCAGGCCTGCGGGGTGCGGGTTTTCGCGGTGCCCAACGGCGGCCTGCGAGGCATCGCCGCCGCTGGCCGCCTGAAGGCCGAAGGCGTCTCGGCTGGAGTGCCTGACCTGTTCGTCCCGGCCTGGTTGTGCTGGATCGAGATGAAGCGGGAGAAGGGCGGCAGCGTCTCGCCAGAGCAGCAGAGTTGGCATGACTACCTGCGCAACCTGGGGCACCATGTGATCGTTGGGCGCGGGCAAGAAGATGCTAAAGAAAAGATGCGAAACCTAGGGTTTGTACCTAAGAATTGATGCTTTTTTTTGGGTAATATCCTCTTACACCAACCCGCAACCGGACCGGAGCCCAACATAAAGATCAACACCACCCACACCCTCTACGCGCCCGCCAAGGCCGAAGAGATCGCCGCCTTGCTGACCATTGACGGCGACGGCTGGACCTACAAGGCCAAGCACGATCCCCTGGGCACCGGCTGGTCTTTCATCGAAGTGTTCGACGAAGACCAGTTCATCATTGGCCGCGTGACCTTTTAACCTGGAGCCCTCATGATTTCCGACACCCTCTTCGCCATAGCCCTAGGGCTTGCTGGCGCCACCTTTCTCTTCTTGGCACTGTCATGAACGGCGCCCCACCCTGCCCGATAGACAGCGTGGAATTCGTCTATGACATTGACGAAGTGGACGCCCCCCTGGTCTGTCACCTGGACTACGAGCCAGAGTGTTTTGGCCGCGGCGATCACCCAGACTACCCCAGCACCATGTGCCTGGCGGCGGCGTACATCAAGGACGTGGACATTCTCGGCCTCCTGAGCCCCGACAAGATCGAGGCGATTGAGTTGCTCGCCTTGGACGAGCAAGAGCGATTTGATGGAGATGGTGGGTACGATGAAGAATAAACCGCCGAGCATCGGATGGTGGCCATGCGGACCGCACTGGCTGCGCTGGTGGGATGGCAAGCACTGGTCCTGGCCATGCTTTGATTCTGACAGCATGAATTCGGTGGCAACGTATGGCAACCGGATTGACAAGAACGCAAAGGACGTTAGATGGTATCCACGGCCCGCATGGTGGCCAGAGAGGTCAAAGACATGAACGATAGGGAAGAATACTTCTGCCGCGCTGCGGCCCGCCAAAGCCTGTTCTGCGCCGTCTGGGTCGTCGCCCTAGTGGCGCTGATTGCGTGGTTGGCATGACACACATCGGCTGGATGATCCTTGAAAGCAATGTCTGCATCCTGCTCACTAGGCGCCGCGAAGAGATGCAGTACTGGGTAGACCTCGGATGCGATGCGGTGCCGCTGTATGCAGTGCCCCCGGTGTAACGCGCCAGCCGGCGTGCTTGAGACTAGGCAACGCCCCAATAACCTGACTTGGAGACGCTATAAATGTTACAACAACCACCGGTTTTCCACAACGGAACAACTAAGCGGTTCGCCCGTTCGCTCGACGAAGCCTTCGGGGGAGACGGGTACGCCATATATCACTACAGAAACCGGTGGAGTTGGGTCAACCGCGTTGCCGTCTGCGTTCTTTGCGCTTTGGCACTGGTGTGGGGAGTGACGTTATGGACCTGAAGAGCCAGTTGCTACGCGAGGAAGGCGCCGAGTCCTGCGCCTATCAGGACAGTCTCGGCTACTGGACCATCGGCGTAGGCCGGCTGATCGACTCGCGCAAGGGCGGCGGGTTGTCGCCAGACGAGATCGACTTTTTGCTTGAGAACGATATTAAGCGCAACTACGAGGCGGTGCTGGCTGCGCTGCCGTGGATGGAAAAGTTGAACGATGCCCGTCAGGCCGTGCTCATTGGCATGGCGTTTCAGATGGGCTTGAAGGGACTGCTCCAGTTCAAGCGGACGCTGGGCAGCGTTGAGGATGGACAGTTTGCCGAGGCCGCAGCAGAAATTCTAGAAAGCAAGTGGGCACAGCAGACGCCTAAACGGGCGTATCGCATGGCCAAGCAGATGGAGACAGGCGAATGGCACTAGACCCTTTGACCGCTGCGCTAGACGCAGGTAAGACAATCCTCGACAAGATATGGCCCGACGCTGGCGAGAACGAACGCCAGAAGGTGCAGATGGCGCTGGCCATCTACGCCGGCCAGGTTGAGATCGTCAAGGCCGAGGCGCAGTCCGAGCATTGGATTGTGGCCGCCTGGCGACCTGTCCTTATGTTGACATTCGGTGGACTGATCGTTGCCCGCTGGTTGGGCTGGTCTGCGCCAAACATCACCGAGGCAGAGATTCTGAAACTCTGGAGCATCGTGGAGTTCGGACTTGGCGGCTACGTCGTTGGGCGCAGCGTCGAGAAAGTTGTGCCGGCTATAGCGGGAGCGTTGAAGAAATGAAAGACTACATCGCAGGCAACTCAACCTGGCGTTACCCCAGCTATGGGGACGATCTGCCGCCAACTGGCGCCAAGTGTTTGATCCTGACGCAGGGCGGCATCTGTGTCGTTGGCGCCTGGGGTCATGGCTGCATTGCCTGGGCTCCATTGCCCAAGCGCGACACGGCGCGTGAGTTGCACGAAGAGGTACGCAATGCGCTGGACTCAGCAGATATTAAACAGAGGATGGGCCAGTGGCCGAGGGAACTGTGAACGAACGAATCAAAGCGCTAGCCGAGCAGGCTGGCATGAACATTAAAACGAACGTCATAGGCACGGCGTTGGTCTTTGGTACGTTTGAGGGTTACAAGACCTCGCATATTACTACCGAGGAGTTGGAGATGTTTGCCAATCTCATCGTGCTGAAGTGCGCCCAAATAGTTGAAAACGAAGCGGCTCAATACGCCGCCCCAGTTTGGGCAGTTGAGCTAATAAATGACATGCACGAACAATTTGGGATGGAGCCATGACAGAAACTGAGAGGAACCTAGACCTCCTGCTAGGCGATGCCCTAGCAGAGAACGAGCGCCTCAAGCGCGAACTCAAGTACCAAGATGCCAGAGACGGCCACATCGGCACGCATGGCCCCGACTGCTGGAGCTACGGCCCCAAGCACTACGACTGCGCCATAAGGCATATCAACTCAATGACGGATGACGGAAAATGACATACAAACAAGCTGCACAACCATTGCCGGACACGCCGCTGGAGAGCGTATACAACCCACCGCACTACAAGCAAGGCAAGATTGAGTGTATCGAGGCGATCCAGTCTGCGTTGACTGAGGAAGAGTTTCGGGGATACTGCAAAGGTAACGCTATGAAATACATCTGGAGGGAACGGCACAAGGGCGGCACAGAGTCCATTGAAAAAGCGGCGTGGTATTTAGACTACATGATGCAGTGTGTATGATGCATCCTGACACCGAGCTGCTGATGCACCTAGCATCTAATCTGGTGCGCGAGTACCCCAACGGCGTCAGCACAATCGATATGCACCTGCGCATGGCGATCTCGCTCGACAAGACCCGCAAGATTTTGTGCTTCGCCCGCAAGGCTCGGCTGTTGGGCGTGGCTGGCTCCGGCGTCACCGCTCGATGGGCATCGCCTGAGAGAGCGGCAGAGCTAGACGCTGGGCGATGGACGAAGCGCAAGCTGCAGCACAAGGCCTGCCGGGACCGCAGGACGGCGAGGATCGCCGCCCGCCAGGCCGCATCTGAACTGGCGCCGAGGCGGGTAGCAAAGCCGTTCAAACTTCATGCGCCCAACAGCGTCTGGCAACTAGCGGAGTTCCCATGCGACCCACCAAAGCGGCGATAGACGCCATTCGGGAGGCCTACATGGCCGACGTCCTGACGATCAGAGCGCACATCCTAGCGCTCAATGATCCGCACTTAGAAGATGCCTGGGCCGGGATAGAAACGTTTGCCGCGGTGGCGCTGCGGGTGATGGCCAAGACCAACCCGTCGAAGCTCAAGAGCGAGATGGTGACTGTGGGTATCTCGGCGCTGCTATGAAAATCGCTCCAATATCGCTTAAGTTGGCGCAAGAGTATGTGCGCGAACACCACCGGCACAACAAGCCGCCAATCGGTCACAAGTTCAGCGTCGGCTTGTTTGTCGGTGACGTTCTTGTCGGAACGGCAACCGCTGGCCGGCCAGTGGCGCGGATGCTTGATGACGGGTTGACGCTGGAGGTGACGCGCACATGCACCGATGGGACGCGCAACGCCAACTCAAAACTGTACGGCGCCATTTGCCGCGCAGCTACTGCGCTCGGCTATGCAAAGTGCGTGACGTATACGCAGCACGATGAGTCTGGCGCGTCGTTGCGCGGTGCTGGTTGGGCCGTCGCCGCGCAACTTCCGGCCCGGAAGGGTTGGGATGCGCCAAGTCGGAAACGCTCCGACATAGGGTCGGCTGATGTTGCGCGTATCCGCTGGGAGAGGGTGCTATGATCGGTCAACCTTGCCGTCCAGCTTGTCAAATATCCGCCCCAGCAGGTCGCGGATTTCTTTGAGGTCCGACCTGTAGTCGTCTCGGGTGACGTAGGTCTTGGGTAGCTCAACCGACAGGCGGGTCAGGTCGGCCTTCAACTCCTTGACCGCTGACCACAACTCCCTCGCAAACCACCCGGTGACGGCGCAAGCGCTAGCCAGGCCAATGTCGATCAGGTGTTGCGAATCCATCAGATCATCCTAGCAAGGAGAGGCACCGCCCCACCGGCGCAGGTTGCTAGGGCATCAAGCCATTCTACGCCATGGGTGGGTGTTAGGCCGGCCCTGATGGCTCGCTGGTTGGAGAGCCAGTCGAGCGCCTCCTTGCCCACTGCTGCGGCCACCACGAGGCCGTAGGCTGCGTCAGGCCGGCGTAGGATGGCCAGCGCCAGCAGGAAGATCAGCGCGCCGTAGATGGCGTGGTTGGCCTTATCTTGCGGGAGCGAAGGCATACCCATCACGGCCCCGAGTTCGGGAACGCAGCAGTCGGCGGGGTGAACGTGGTCCCACTAGGATAGCGGCAGATGCCCTTCGTGAAGCGGAAGTCGTCTATGTATCCGTTGAAGTATGGAGTAATAGGGGCAGACCCAACATTACCAATAACCATAGGGTTAGCATTAGTATCTGCTGTTAATCCAGTAACGCTTACTGTCCCATTTTGTACGCCATTGATGTATTGGCGGTTTGTATTCCCGTCTCTAACAAAGGCAATATGATACCAAGTGTTAATAGCTATAGCGCCAGCAGAACTAGTGCAATTTATATTTCCGCCGCTACGAAACGTGCTTGTCATTACCCCCGCATTAGCCCACATGTAGAAGTTAAAATTAAAAGTTCCGTCGTAATCCCCGGCAAAATATCCGTTGGCTGTAGCTGATGCAAAGTTAACCCAACATTCAATAGTGAAGTCGCTACTACCCAACGTAAGGGCAGACGTTTTACGAGTCGCTAGGTAGTCTGTAACTGTACCGCCGAACCTCAAAGCCCCAGTGCCATACTTAAACACGCTGGTGCTGATCTGAGCGTCGCCCACCGTCTCAAGGTTATTGAGCATGGTGTTGTCAAAGATCGCCCCGTTGCTCATGCCCAGCAGCAGTGCAGTGTTCGTGACTGCGGTCAGTGGCGCTGTGGGGGGAGTGAACGTCGTTGTGTAAAGAGCGGTGCCTTTAACCACACGAAGATTTGATATGTAACCAATGACACTAGACGGGCTGTATAAAGGGGAACTTCCTATCTGCGGTACTGGCGTGTCAGAAAAATTATTCGCTTTTGTAAATGTGGCGCTTACCACGCCATTAGAAAATAACCGAACTGTTGTTCCGCTTCTAGTAACAGCAACATGGTTCCAAACATTGTAGTTAAGAACAGTGGAGCCTAAATTAAAGCTGCCATCAGTATAGAAATTTAACTGATACCCTACACCAGTCGGATTCATGTTAACCACAAAACCTGTGCTTGTTGCGCCAGTTGATCTTAACTCAATAAGCACATCATTATTTGCATTAACAAGAGGTGTATTTACCCAACATTCAATAGTAAAGTCACCAGTGCCCATAGCAAGCGCAACATTGCTAGGAACAGTAAGATAATCCCCCGTCCCATCAAAGTACCCAGACCCACCGTTAGTAGCAACAGAGTAGGGGTAGGTAGAGACGAACGGATTGAACGAGCCTTGGGTCGTGTTACCGTTGCGGGTGACTGTGAAGTTGTTGGTGCTACCGTCTAGGAACGTGTTGTTCTGTGCGGCGTTGGTCCCATCTCCGTGCAGGAGCATGGAGACGTTGGCCCAGTAGGGGTCGGTAATCCTACCCAGCCGGGTTAAAAACGAGTTGAGTGCTGCAAACATTATGCAAACGCCTGGGCTGCGTTACCGTACCAGCTGGTGCCGATGTAGACAAAGCTCAGAATGTCCACCGCACTGGCTGTTGCCGTGATCGTCGGCACGGTGCCGCCGGGCCATTTGACGCCGGTAAAGGTGGCGGTGGTCATGCCTGTTGCTGCTTGGGTCAAGAGCAGGATGAACGAATTCCCTGCCGTGGGGGAGGTTGGCATTGCGAACGTACAAGGCGTTAAGGCCGTCAGCGTAGCGGTAACAACTGTGCCAGCCGTGATGTCGATTGTTGCCGTGCCTGTAACCGTTCCCAGAGCGGCTACTGACTCAACGTATCCAGAGATCGTAGGGGTTAGGATTGTTGGAGACGTATTCAAAACAACCGCCACGGTTCCAGTGCTTGAGGCAACCCCTGTGCCTCCACTAGCCACCGGCAACGCAGTGGTCAAGCTCAAGCTGGCAGCACTCACCGCCCGCCCAGCAGTCAGGTTGGCCACCGAGACCTGCTTGGTCGCCCCGCTCTGGACAATCGGCAAGACCTCCGTGCCCGCTAGGGGTGTGGTACTTGCCGGGAGGGCACTGATTTTTGAGTCTGCCATTTTGCTTGTTCCTTTGGCGTGATGATAGCTAAATTATGCGACAGTGGTAACCGCTGTCCAAGTGGTTGAGCCGGTGGTGTTGACGTACATCCGGTTGTTGGTGGTGGTGCCGTCCGAGCGCAGGTAGAGCGAGCCTTGCGCAGCGGACAGCGTAGGAGCACCAGACCCGTAATAAATGCCGAAGTTGGTGGCGCTGGAGAAGGTCAAACCTTGAGTTGTAGACCCGCCGGCAGGAATCGCTGATAGCTGGTTGACCTTGACGTTGGCATAGACGTTCAGCGTGCCGTCAGGGTCAATCAACATCCGAGTACTTGCAGCGATTGCACCTGCGGGCGTGGTGCTGAACCCGAGGCTTGTCGGCAGGCTTGTCAAAGAGGCAACGCCAGCGATCTTGGCGTACACCAGGCCGGTGGTGCAGACAGCAGCGCCGTTGGTGCCGCAGAAAGCCAAAGTCCCCAGATCATCCCCGTTGACCACCAGATCAACAGCGGTAGCAGTTGCGCCCCTTGTCTTGACAAACAAATACGTTGCCGCCGTAGCGTTTGCCGAGTACTGCCATTGGAACGCATTGGAAGAGCCGTTTGTTGCAGCACCGTACAGCTGCGAGCCGTAGGCGAATGCGCTGGACGTTGCGCCCACCAGAATCTTGCTGCTGGCGGTGACTGTCGCAAAAGTCCCTGTACTTCCTGGGCCAGACGAACCGGCGCCAAACGCCGCCCAGGTTCCAGGTGAACCGCCTACTAGGTTGACCCATCCAATCGGACCATCCAAGACCGGGAACTGCGCCCAAACTTTATCGCCCTGAATCCATGCGCCGCTAACAGGCGCAGCATCCCCGAAGAAGTCCCGCTGAGATGTGCCCCGGCCTGGCGTTGCAGTGGGAATGCCTGTGTAGGTGTTGACGCCAGTGGCAGATGCGCTGATATTGTTGAGTAGCGACCGCAGCGCATAGACGTTGGGGGTGTCGTTCCAGAGCGCAATGCCAGCGCTTGATGCCCGCTGAATGTTGTTGCGATCCATCACATACTGGCGCTTGTCACCCGAGGCCAACTGGATGCCGTACAGCATTTGGGTTGATGCGGCCTCGCCGATGACGGTGTTGTACGAGCAGTCAACACCGCCGTTGCTGTCGAGCAGGATGCCCGAGTTGCCGCCGCTAGTGGGTACGCCGGCCAACCCTAGGTTGATAAGTGTGTTGCTCCTGACCCGGCAAGATTTCAGCGGCGCAAACACCGCAACGCCGTTGTACTGGATGTTGGAGACGTTGTTGTTCAAGAAATCTACGTTGGCAACGTACAGGCCGTACAGACCGTTGCGCCCGCAAGTGTCGATCACGTTGTCGGCAACCACCGCATTCTCGACATACCGCAGACTGATGCCGTCTTGATCGATGTTGCGAACGGAATTGCCGGTGATGGTTACGTTGTTGCCGTACAGCGCTTTAGTGACCGTGCCACCGCTGGTCCAGGCAGTCCATCCGGTAGTGTTTAGCGCGCTGTTTGTGTAATTGGTGGCGGTAAAAGTATTGGCCCCCAACGATGTTGCAGACACAACAAAAGTATCGTTGACCGTATTGGCAACCGCGCTTGCGGCGTCAATCATGCCCACCACGCCGCTGATACTGATGATGCTGCCAGCCACAAGACCGTGCGCCGCTACCGTAGTGAAGACGGCCGGGTTGGCCGCTGTAACCGCTGACAGCGTGCCAACGGTTGCCGGTGCCGAGTTGTACACCAAGATTCCATCGCCGCTAATTGTTGGTTCTGTTCCAGTGTTCTCGATGACGTTACCAATAATCGTCATGTCGCTAGGCACTTGCGTCAGCACAGGGTCGTTGTACCACTGCACCTTCATGCCGATGCCGCAGGTGTTGTGGATCAGGTTGTTGCTGATCGTCAGGCGCTGGATGCCGGTATCGCAATAGATGCCATGCTCGACCAACGTGTTCTTGATGATGTTGCCATCAATTACAACGTCCGTGGATTCCTGGCCGACGATGATGCCTTCGCTGGTGTCTTGAATCGTGTTGCCGCGAATGGTGACGCCGTTGCCAAGGATCGTGACGCCGGTGCAGTTGCGGTTGCCCGCAGAAGGAACACCAAGAACAGCAGCGCCAGGCCCGGTGACGAAGTTGTCAACGAACTCGATGTTTGTGCCCGTGAGCGCCACCATCAACGGGGAGTAGCAGAACCCGGTGAACGTGTTGTTGCGGACGGATAGGTTGGTGGCTGACGCGCCGCGCACGCAGATGGCAAGTGAGCTTGCCGTGTTGGTAAACGGCGACTCGGCCTTGCCGACGAAGTTGCCGCCTGAGATGGTCACGCCGGTGGTGCTGCGCACATCAAACATCGGCGTTTGGTTGGCGGTCTGCGTGACCGTGGCGCCGTTGAAGATCAACGTGCTGCCGGTCTGTACGGTCAGCGTCCCGCTGATGGTGTAGGTGTCACCGGCATCACCGAAGCTGACGCACTTGGACGCGGCGAGCGCGTTGTTGATGGCAGTGGTGGCGTCCAAGCCGCCAGTCGGGTCAGCGCCAAAGTCTTGAACGCTGACGCTCTCGCGCAGCTTGGCCTGGACGGTGGTGGCTACAGCTCCCGTGCCGGCCGGATCGTAGACTACCTGGCTTGCATTGATGGCCCCGCCGCCATAGGCCGCCGTTAATGCAAGGGCGCTATATACCGCATTCCCTTTGGCATTTTGAACCAAGATGCTGTAATTGCTGTCAACGTAGATTACTGCTGGCGTGCCGGCATTGAAAATATACCCGCCAGATGTGCGCAGTGGTTGCGCCGCTGTCTGCGTCAGCGCAGCGTCCCAGTAGATGCTGATCGGGTTGGTCTGTGGCGCCAGATTGACCGTGCCGATCCAGATGTAGCCGTTGTCCAGCGGCTGGCCCGCTGTATCGGTGAAGATCGGGTAGGCGGGTTGGATTGAAAGTGCGGTCATTTATTCAAGTTCCTTACGGGTTCACAATAGGCAGTGCATTGAGCGCATCATTGATTTTTGCCTTGGTCTGCCCGGCTTTTTTCATCTTGATGATCTGCACTAGGCCTGTTGCTATTGGTGCTGGCACGCCGAGAAACATTTCAGCAAGAGCCGACTCGCCCATTGCCGCCAGGATGGTGCCCGCAGTGCCGGATGAGTTGATTAGCGTCCCAGGCGGAACCGTGTTGACATAGCGTACCACATCGTTTAGGTCTCGGACAACCTGGGCTTGCTTTTTGCCCAGCACAATGTCGAGCCTGCCGTTTGCGTCAAGCGTCCTGACCGCCTGGTGCAACTTTGCCGGGGACACGATAGGCATGTCATTGGAGCCCATGCCCATGTTCTTGGTGGCCTCGTCTTTCAAGTATTTGATGGCCGCGCCTTGAAGCTCACTCCACGCCTGGGCGCCGTTGGCCCTGATCTCTGCGGCGTTCGGAGCGTTTCGCCCGCCAGTCAAGAGTGTGCGCTTTAGCCTGGTAATGTCTGCTGGCGAGCCGTTGACAATCAATTTTTGAAAAATCTTATCTGTTGCCACCAGCGGGTCGGCCATCCCGGCCCTATTGAGCAAAAGATTGCCAATGATTGCGCGATCTTCGTATTTCTCGGATTGATTTCGGCGAAGAGCGCGGGCTTTCTTAAACATGGGGCCAGATGCCGGGTCGGTGTGGGCGTCCACCATCTTTTTAATGATGGTCTCCTCCCGAATGCCAACTGCATCATCGTATTTAGCAAGGCCGCTCATTTCTTTGCGGAAATCCTCCAGTGTGCCAACAGTTGCGGGGCGAGCTACAAGACTGCCATCCTCGTCCAATTGCGCAAGACCCATCTTTACAAGATAGGATTTTGCAGCGTCTGGCACTGCTGAAGACGGAATGCCCGATACCCTGGAGTTCAAGTATCCGATCAAAGAATTCTGAATTTGATTTTCACCCTGGCCAATGGTGACTGTCTCGGTAAGGTTTACCGGGTTTGCTGCCTCTGGGGCTTTTCTGGCTGCGTTGTACGCCGTGCGTACTTGTGTTTTTGACGCATCCAATCCTTCGTTCAGTGATTTCAGAACAGCATTGCCGGTTGCTGTTGGCCCCATCTCGGCGGCAACTGCGCCAGTAGCATCCACCAGTGCGTCAAAGTTTTGTAGCGCCTGCAGGTTATTTTCTTCCGCCCGCTGGCGCAACGGGGCACCGGCCTCGGCTTTCATTTGCTCTTTTTCAAACGCCAGTTGTGCGGCTTCTCTGGCCGCTGCGCCTCTAGTCAGGGTGACCGGAACAGGCAACCCTTCAGCAGTTGCAACGCGCTGGATTGCCGCCGGCGTTGCCGCCGCGCCAGCCGAGCCAGGCCGGAGTGGCGTTGATGGCGTGACTACTCCCTTGACTGCGCTAATGGCCTGCTGCACCGGCTGAACAATGCCAGCTCTTGCGGCCTGGACTGCGGCAGTGCCGGCCCTTTGAGCCGTTGCCTGCGCAATTGGCGCCGCCGCTTGCGTGGCTCGCTGCAGCATGGCCATTTGCGGGAGCATCCCGGTGAGCGGGATTGCTTCTTTCAGTACTTCACCAGTAGCCTGCACCATCTCCCGACCGGCCTGCGTCCTTGGAGCATATGTAAGCGCCTCGGCGCCTTTGGCGGCGGCCTGCTCGACCATATTTGCGGCCTCTGGCGTGCCGAAGTTGCCAGATAGAATTTGCTGCGCAAGACCAAGTGCTGTACCCCCAATTGCGCCGACAGTGCCGCCGATTGCGCCAGTGCCGAGTGTTGTGGCCGTCTCTAGTGCGCCAAGCGCCTTTTGAGCCATGCCAGGCGTCTCGGTAGCCGTTGGCACAACGGGAGTTGCGGCCCTGCCTTCGTCAGACTTGGCTTGCTCATAGGCCTGCACAACCGTGTTGTAGTCAGGTGTGCCACGCTTAGAGACGTTGGCAACAATCCACGATGCGTATTCGTCAGCGGTAGCCATTAGCTGCCCCCACGAATGATTGCATCGGCCTGGCTCCTGATGCTGGTTGTTGGAGCGGCAGCCGGCTGTCCAGCAACTGGGATTTGCCCTCTATTTGCCGCTGCAACTTCCGCCGGCGTGCCTGTTGGAATTTGAGCCTGCGGGGTTTGATACCTCTTCGCAATTTCACTTGATACGCGAACGGTGAAGTCTGCGAATGTTTCGCCAGCCTTTGCCGAAAGATCGCCAGCAATGAACGCGCTTGGCGCCCTGCCGAGCGAGCCCTTGTTTTGTGACATCCAGTCAACTTTTGCGCTTTGCACCGATGCGTCCAAGTCCTGCATTTTTGCCATGCCACGCAAGAATGAAGATATGACCTTGGGGTCGGAGGTGTCGGACGGGAACCCAGATAGAACCATCTGAATATCTTTATCGGTTGCCGGCCCTGGCGGCAGACTCTGGACAGCTGCCGAGGTGCGTAGGCGTGTAAATTCTTGGCGCAACTCGCTGACTGCGCCTTCGCTGCCTGTGGATTTTTTAAGCCATTCATTGAATGAGCCCAGACGGCCCCAAGACGTGCCAATATCATTAATGCGATTGGACAGCGAATTGAGTTGCTCTGCTTGTTGCTTGGATGCAGAAGCAGCAACTGCGGCTTTATTTATTTCAACTTTTGCGGCGTCTGGAATGGCAACCGCAAGATCGGCAATCTTGGCAAGTGTAAGATTAACATTTGCCTGCGTAGTTGCTTGATCTAATTTAAGTTTTGCAGCCCTGTCATTTATTTGAGACAGAAGATTTTTTACATTCCAATTTTCAGTGGTTATTTTTGACTGATTGAGCTGATCTGCAAACTTTGCATCTGATGCGGCCTTAATTGCATTTGATTGAGCAGTTGACAGATTAGACACTGCCAATGGTTTAGCAAATTCAGCGGCAACGCCTGCCGTCAGTGCATCCGCTTCCGCTTTTGCAGCAGCTGCTATAGCTTGGTTTAGCTCTGCTGGCGCTTTGGCCTCCAGCCTACCGGTAGACAATGTCTTGTCAACGTTCTCTAGAATTTCCTTGCCGCCAGGCATCATGGCCATCATGATGCCGATTGTGTTTTGTGCGCCAGTTGGGTTTACGCCAATCAGCTTCAAGTATGTTTCTGTGGCTTTTGCCTTTGGCTCATTGCCGCTGTTTCTGTGTGCATCAATTTGATCTTGCAACAACTGTTTTGCAATCTCAGGCTGCCCCGCTTTGAGCGCTGAATATACTTGCCCTGCCTGTGACAATGTATTTTGATTCTGAACGGTTGTCATCTCCCCGGCAATTTTCAATACATTGTCGGCTTGATCTTTTGGCAGTAGGAAAGATGCTTGAGTAAGATCGCTGGCTGTTGCATTTTTGTCCGCAAGCAATGCCTGGACTTTTGCTTGAGCATCCATCGCATTCTTGCGAGCCGTCTCTTTTGCCTGGGCCTCGGCTTGCTTGGCCTGCACCTCTGCCCCGGCAGCGCCAAGTTTGAACCCGCCCAGTGCTGCCTCAAATGGGCTCTGCACATCAATAGAGTAATTGATCGGCGGTTGGAATGGATTGATGCCTGCCATTTTCTGTCCTTTAGAATCCGAAGCCTGGCTTCTTGCCAGCGCCGATTTGAGCGCCGACAAACTGGGCCGGCAAGTTGAACAGTTGCCCGTAAGCCTTGGCCTCGCCAAGGATGCCACCAGCTTCTGCGGCGCCTTGCTGGCCAAGTAGGTTGGCGATGTTGGTGCCGGTCTGCATCCCGGCAGCCCCAACGCCAGCGGCGGATGCTTGTCCCATGCTTGTCATGCCGCCAAGCCGCCCGTACTGCTGGTCGATGAGACTGGATAGAAGTTGAGGACGAAACTGGCCAAGCGCGGCCTGAATGTTGCCGCCGCGCAGCCCGCCAGTAGCCGATGCCTGCTGAAGCAGTGCGTTTTCGCCTTGCTGCGCCAGTGCCTTGAACGTCTCGCCGCCGGTGAGCCTAGCAATAGCTGCCTGCTCTGCCTCCGGACCTTTTAGGCCCAGCAATGTCTGCTGCTGCTCCAGTGCCGGCAGGCCCGCCTCGGTGTAATCCTTCAAAAGTCTGCGCATCTCGTCAAACTGGCGGCGTTGCTCTTCAATTCCGGCCTGGGATGCCGCGCCTTGAGCGGCTGCGGCGTCACCGGCTGCGCTAGCCTGCATCGAGCTACCGACCAGCTGGCTACCCGCCACAATCATTCCGGTTACTGGATCAGGCATTGCCGAACTCCTTCATGTAATCTTCAAATTTCTCGCCGTACAGGCTCATGACAAGATGTGCGTTTTTGGTTGCAAAGCCCGAACCATGCGATAGCGTAACAGCCATCAGGATCAGATCATAGTACCCGGCTCGCCAGATGAAGGATTTTGCATCTGCATTCCCGCTGCGCTCGGCGCTGTCTGATGCTTGCCACTTCAAGACCGAGACCGCAAGCATTGGCACCAAGTGGTGCGAGTTGGCGGCAAAGAATTGGTTCTGCGGCATACCTACGAAAACGTTCCAGATGGTGGCGTTCAGGTCTTTGCGCTTGACCGCATCACCGTCTGCAACGTCATCAAAGACCTGAATGGCTTCATAGACCATCACCAACCACTCAATGGCCGGCTCAGGCAAGAGAAAAACCTTGCGCAGGTTTTCTATGAGCCATTCCAGGTTCGTCACAACGTTCAATCTTCCATCTCAAATTCACGCTCTTCCCAGGCCTGGCAGACGCGCAAGTCGTGGCAGATGAATTTGAACTTGTTGCAGTAGCCTCGGAAGCCTGCGCCCGCGTCCCAGTCGTTGCGAGGGATGCGCTCCATTTTAGCCTGCGTCATGGTGCTGTTGTCATAGTAGGAGCAGTTCGAACACCGGCGGCGGCGAGCCTCCTTCTCGTCAACCTGCATGGCCTTGCCAACGGCAACCCAATAGACCTTGTTGGCCGCCGGCTCGTTGCTTGGGTTCTCAGGCCCGAGCATCCAGTCCTCGATGACGGTCTCGGTGTTCTTCTTGTTCTCGGCCGTGGTGATGAATTCCTCGCCCATCGGCAGGCCGGAGAAGCCTTGGGGGATGACCATAAATTCTTTCATGCTGTGGGGCTCCTTTAGGTGATTTCGCGGCCTGATACGCGGATGGTCAGCGATGTGGCTGCGCTGGCAATGGTAGAGATAAGGCCACCGGCCTCCAGCGCCTGGCCGACCAACTCCGGGAACGTGTAGGTTTCGTCTGGCGCAATGCTGCGAGTGTCCACGATCAGGTTGGCTGCTCCTGCGCTGTCGCCGCTGGCCACCAAGTTGACGCCGATCGTCACATTACCGCCGCTGGTGTTGGTGGCGGTGAATTTGTCAATGATCGCCTTGCAGTTGATGGCGGTGTACTGCGTGGTCTGGCTGTTCTCTGCCTGCTTCGCTGGGATTAGGACTTTGACGGTTACGGTCATGATGGCTTTTATTGCTCGGTTTGAGTGACGGCAAGGATGACGGCTGGCGCTGCTGGGGCAAAGGCGGTAGCCGCTATGGTTGCAATGCTGACGTTGGTATTGTCGGCTGCATACATCACTTCAATAAAGTCACCAGCAAGCAAGGACGCAACTTCATTTAGTGTTACAACCAGATAGCCATTGTTCAGCGTAATGGATGCAACTCTAGCTGAATTGGCCAAGTTAGTTGTTCCATTCAATCGCAACCAAACCCAAATAGATTTCTGAGATGAATTGGTTGATGTAATCTGCACCGAGCAAGCAATGTTGTACAGGCCGGCTTGGGTAACAATAATTTGCGAAGTTGTTCCGCCAATAGAAATGCCATTGGCAATTTGTGTATTTGTGAATAATATTTCATAGGCAGTGTTGATTACGGCAGGGCTTTGGCTGTCGAGCTTGGTGAACTCTCCGTAATAAATCTGCTGTTGAATAGTTGGCCGGACAAAAATGACGCCAATGGTAGCGCTTACGTGTAGCACGGCGGCAATAGGCACCACGTTATTGGGGGCGGTTGGCTTGACGTTTGTAAGCGCACCGGCCACCGTTGGCGAGGCGTACAAAATGTCGCCCACCGAAAACGTGCTTGTATCTACGTCCCGAACGTAGCCAAAAGTAG